GTCTATTTGACGCATGTAGTCATCCATTGCCCATTCTAAAACTTCTGGTGGAAATTCTTGAAAGGCATTTCCGGCACCTGCAAGATACTTCTGATATGGATCCCAACTTGGTACTCCATTCTCTTTCCTGCAATTTGCTGGTGGTCCCCAAATACTTTCTCGACCCATCACTTTTGTCACCTCTTCCGATAAAGGAGATGGTATAACAGTTGTCTTGGGTCGCACTTGAAATTGTGCTAGGGTTCCGAATGACGATGCTTGTGTGCCAGGGCATTGGAAACGCATTGGACTTTTGGCAGCTATCGATTCTTCTGGTGTATAATCGATACCATATGCCACAGTTGGCATAGCGCCCTCAGATGCGGTGAAGAACACGCTTCTATTCTGAAACAAAGTAGTTCTACACTCTTCGATTTGGCAACGAGTCACCATTTCGGCAGCGCACATTCGATCCTTATTTTGCGTTCCTGCAAGATGAAATCCTGCAATATACGCATTCTTGGAATCGGCGCTAACGTGTGTAGCCATGCACATACCAGAAAACGAATCTTCACTCAATCGGTATGTAAATGCATTGTCTATCTTTGCATCGGGGGTTGTCACTGATCTAAAGTCCAACATTCTAGTCGTCCACTCTTTCTGCGTTCCATCACGATCCTTCCATACTAGATTGGTCATGATTTTACGCTTCGAAAATGAGGTAGGTAAAAACTTAATCAAATTTTTCATTGATCCACTACGAGCGATGTAACATACTGATAAATCAGAATGTGTATGTCCGTACAATGGACAACAATCCTGCGGGTGCAAAGTTGTTGTAAAGTTTTTCCCACTCAATTTTCCTTCACCGCGCATTAACACTTCTATCTCTTCAGAAGAGTCTGAAAGTACGTGCGTTGGTAAAAGCAAAAGATTGGAATCTAAGAATACTCCGTTTGAAAATTTACCGGTGGATTTAAATGTTACGTGAGCTTGTTGACGAATTACACACTGTTTTAATTGTGCGCCACTCGTGCGTTCACTCACTCCCGTGGGAAGGGGTTCTAGTGCGGTACCTAACCACACATTTTCCTCCTCACTAGTAACAGACATTCCATTACCCTCTGATTCAAATTTCAACGAAAATAAGCGCTTCACTACAATATATATTGCGTAAAGAGCCAAAAATGCTGCAATTATCCAACAGAGAGTTTTTCCGGTTTCAATATCAAATCGGCGAATTGTCTTTGCCAAGTCTGGTAACAAATCTCGTGCCTGTGAAATTTGCTCGATCAAATATTTTTTCCTAGCTGTAATAGCAACGGATAATCCAACAACATATGTTGAAATACAGATCGGCAATAAGCTCGGTGCCATGACTGCGGCGCATATACCTGCTGAAAAGCAAGCGTACGACACATTCTTAACACGCTGGAAGAAATTCGAACTTCGTGCACAGAAAATTGACCATTGACACCATCCTTTTTCAAAAATAGGATCAGGTATGTAATCTGCCCAATCAAAAGCTCGATAATTCTCAGCTATCCTGTCCATTTGGTCGCGAAATACGTTTCCTGACTCGGATGTGAATTTTACCCTTCTTGTCGTCTTCAAAGATCTACGTTTTTGCAACTTGCGATGCAACATTTCTCTCTCTGAACGATATTCTTGGGCAATTTCATCCGCCAATTCCTGCTCATAACGCAATCCCTCAATTTCTTGTGGGGTCATGGCAGGTACTTCCACAGTGGTAATATTCTCCACAACAGGTTGACAAAATTCTTTCTCCGTCAATGTCGGAGTGCACGTTTTACACCATTCCGGATACAATCCATGGTCGCATAATGTGCGAGAAAATGTTTCTTCTGATGTATTAACCACAGATTTCTGAATTTCACAATGCTGAGGAATGACTTCTGCAAACAATTGCATTACCAAACCAAAATCAACATTAGTCAATTCTCGTCCGTGGAATACCACTGGGCGTTCGACTGGGATCTGGGCCTTGCCCACATCACCATTTTGTGCTCCCACAAATTCAATGACATCAAAAAGCCAAGCATCAGGTGTGAAATTACCTAATGCAGCTTCTTTGGCTAATTCTTTACCATTAATCATTGTGGTCCCGTCTTTCTTGAACTCATCCCTAACTCGTGCTTTGATATGATATTGAAATCGTCTCAACACGGAAAGGGGTTCTTGCGAATAATATCTTGCCCACGACGCCCACACATTGGTGGTTGCGCAGACTACTCGCGGTTCAAGTGGAATTTTACCTTTCAAATCGGCCTCTGCCATAATTGCAGTTCTACGAATATTGTTCACAAAATTAATTATGTTAACCGTAGGATTTACATCTACTGTCTTTGGATTAGCGTTAGCCAAATCGTCCAACAAAACTGCCTGAATGTGAGACTTGTAATCTGAATGGTATTTATCCATTTCATTCAAGGTGCATATCATACGAGGATCTACCACGAATTCCTTCTTCCCTTCAAATCTAGCCATACTTTGCAATGAGAAAGTCATTAGATTATTTACAATAGAACTTTTAGCAATACTCGAAGTTCCATGTACTAGGAAGGAGAATGGAGCTGGTCTCAAACCACC